CTGATGGCAGAGAAATATTCCGAAGTCATGCGCGGCCTGATCCAAGCAATCATGGATCAGGAGAGCGACTTTAACCCGAACGCGGTCTCTCCAGACGGCGCGGTCGGCATCATGCAGGTCATGCCGAAGTATGCTCACAGGTATGGCTACGGCGTGCCGAATATTTTCGATGTCGCTGACGAAATGGGCCTCGAACCCGCCGACAGGAGCGTTACCTCGGCCCACCAGCTTCTTCTCGACCCGGTGCTGAACGAGCGCATGGGAACGTCTATCCTGCGCGGCCTGATCGGCCACACCAGAGGGGATTTGCGGGACGCGCTGACCGCCTACAACATGGGCGGTGACGCTTACGACGATTGGATTGCGGCGGGCGCAAATCCGCGCTCTCTGGACGAAGAGGCCCGCCACTACGCCCCCGGAGTTTACGCCAACTACCAGCGAATTACGGGCCGACAGTTGCCGGAATTTTTCCATGCAACGATGCCGCAGCGCCGCCCCGCTGGCCTCCTGAACCAATAGGACAACACGATGGACCCCGAAATCAACGACCTGACAAACGAGGTGCAGGAACTGATCAACCCGGATTACATGCCGGAAGACCAGTTGCAGGGCATCGTGGCGAGCGAGATCGACGACGCGGTTGATTTCATCGACAACACTGTGTCGCCAGTCCGCGCGATGGCGACAGAATATTACCGTGGCGAGCCGTTCGGTGACGAAGAGGCGGGCCGCAGCCAAGTCATCAGCATGGACGTGCGCGACACCGTGCAGGCAATCATGCCGTCGCTAATGCGTGTCTTCACCAGCGGCGACAAGGTGGTGGAGTTCGTGCCGCGCGGGCCAGAAGACGTGGAAATGGCCAAGCAGGCCACGGAATACGTGAATTACGTGTTCCAGAAGGACAATCCGGGCTTCATGGTGCTGCACTCGGCCTTCAAGGACGCACTGGTGCGCAAGGCGGGCATCGTCAAGTTTTGGTGCGACTACAGCTATGAGACCCAGACCTCGGACTTCACCGGGCTGGACGACGCCGCTCTGGCGTCCCTGACCTCCGATCCGAATGTCTCGGTGGACATCCAATCGACCTATGAGGGCGAACTGCCACCCATGGCGGACGGCGAACTGGAGGCCATGCAGGCGCTGGGCATGCCCATGCCGCGTCCGCCGCTGATGCACGACGTGCGGGCCACCCGGCGCATGCCGAAAAGCAAGATCAAGGTGGAGGCCCTGCCGCCCGAGGAGTTCCTGATCGACCGCCGCGCCAAGTCGCTGGAGGATGCCGAGTTCGTGGCGCATCGCCGTGTCGTGACCGTGTCCGATCTGGTGTCGATGGGCTATGAGTACGACGACGTGATCGATCTGGCGTCGGACACTGACGACATGGACACGAATATCGAACGTCAGGTCCGCAACCCGGCGCTGTCGCTGAAGGACAGCGACCGCTCGGACCCGGCGTCGCGCAAGGTCACGTACATTGAGTGCTACATCAAGGTGGACCGCGACGGCGACGGGATCGCTGAACTGCGCCGGGTCTGCGTGGCGGGCGTCGGCAAGAAAATCCTGAACGATCAGGCGTGGGACGTTCTGCCGTTCGCGACCTTCTGCCCCGATCCCGAGCCGCACGACTTCTTCGGCATGTCGATTGCCGACATCGTGATGGACATCCAGCGCATCAAGTCGGTGGTCATGCGCAACACGCTCGACAGCTTGGCTATGTCGATCCACCCGCGCGTCGCGGTGACCGAAGGTCAGGTGAACATTGAAGACGTGATGAACACCGAGACCGGGGCCATCATCCGGCAGCGTGCGCCGGGTCAGGTGCAGCCGCTGGCGATGCCGTTCGTCGGCAAGGAGGCGTTCCCGGTGCTGGCCTATATGGACGACACCCGGCAGAACCGCACGGGCATCAGCAAGGCCGCCGCTGGTCTGGACGCCGACGCGCTTCAGTCTTCGACGGCCTCGGCGGTGGCGGCGACTGTTACTGCGGCGCAGCAACACATTGAGATGATCGCCCGGATTTTTGCCGAGACGGGCATGAAGACGCTGTTCCGGGGGTTGCTGCGGCTGATCGCCCAGCATCAGAACCAGCCCCGGATGGTGCGCCTGACCAACGAGTTCGTGCCGATTGATCCTCGGGCGTGGGACGTGTCCATGGACGCCGTGGCGACCGTGGCGCTGGGCCGTGGCTCGGATACCGAGCGCATGATGATGCTGAAGCAACTGGGCGAGATGCAGAAGGAGGCTCTGGCGACGCTGGGGCCGATCAATCCGCTCACCGACCTGCAGAAGCTGTACAACACGCTGGCCGAAATGACCTCGCTGGCGGGCTTCAAGGACACCTCGCGCTTCTGGTCCGATCCGGCCCAGTTCCAGCCGCCCCCGCCGCAGCCGGAGAAGCCGGACGTAAACGAGCAGCTTATCCAAGCCCAGATCATGCAAATTCAGGCCGACATGGCCATGAAGGACGCTGATTTGCGGTTGAAGCGCGAGAACGCGCTGCGCGAAGATGACCGCAAGCGCGACGAGATGGAAATCGACGTGTACATGAAGGCGGCAGAGTTGGAAGCCAAGTACGGCGCGCAGCTTAACGCCGAGCAGATCAAGAAGTCGGCAGCCATCGCCAAGGAGGTGATGAAAGCGCAGGCCGACATGGTGAAGGAGGCTGTACGTGGCGAAGAAAACCAAAGAGCAGGCCCTAGCGGACGCCCGAGAGGCTAAGAGGCTTCTGGCGGACGAGGCGCTGACGCGCGTCTTCGACGAATTGCAGCAGGAAATTTGGGATCAATTCAGGTCGGTATCCATGGGCGACGTGGACGACCTGATGCGAGTGCAGGCGGAACAACACGGACTGGATGTCTTGCGCCGCCGCCTGCAAATCCACGTTGACGCGGGGGTTATTGCAGAAAAGGGCGCGAAGTCTTAAAATAGGAGCTAGCGATGGCAGACAACGCAACTGGCGATCTGCGTGAAGCGCAACAAGCAATCAAAGCTATGATGGCCCCCCTTGAGGATACGGCGTCGAGCGAAGATGCGCCGGGCGACATGCCCGAGGGCGAGACCGAGATGGAAGCGGCGGAAGCCGTCGAAGTCGAGGAGGAGCCGACCGCCGAAGCCGAAGACTCCGGCGATGAGGGATACGAAGAACCCGACGAGCCGCTGCATACCGTCAAGGTGCGTGGTGAGGACGTTGAGGTCACCTACGAAGAACTCGTCAATGGCTATTCGCGCCAAGCGGACTACACGCGGAAGGTTCAGGAACTGGCAGAGCAGCGCAAAGCTGTTCAGACGCTGGAACAGGAAATTGCCGCAGAACGCGACCAGTATGCTCAACTCCTGCCTGCCATGCGGCAGCAACTGGAACAGCAACTGCAAGCGGAACCCGACTGGGACAAGCTGTACGACCAGAACCCCATCGAAGCGACCAAGCTAGAGCGCAAGTGGCGCGAAGCGAAGGATCAGCGCGAGGCTCAGATCAGGGCCGTTGAGCAGGAACAACAGCGCATGGCGCAAATCCGGCAACGGCAATTGCAAGAGCAACAAGCTGCACAGGTGAAAGCCGAGCAGGAGCGCCTTCCGACACTGATCCCTGAGTGGAAAAATGCCGACACCGCGCAGCGTGAAGCTGCCGAAATCCGGCAATTCCTTCTGGGTAAGGGCTTCGCCGAGGCCGACGTGGATGCAATCACCCACGCTGGCGTCGTCGCACTGGCAAGGAATGCGATGCTTTTTGAGCGTGGCCAGAAGAAGATTTCGCAAGCGAAGAGCGAGCGGAAACAGACCGGGCCGAAGCAGATGAAGGCAGGTTCCAAGGGCACCCAGCCCCGCAAGCGTTCAAGTGTGGAAAAGGCGCAACAACGCCTCCGTCAAACTGGCCGCGTCGCCGACGCAGCCGCAGTCATCAAATCGCTGCTCTGAGGTCATAAAGGTTACCTCTGGGCGGCAAGCTTAGAGGTAACCAACCATGGCTATCGTCACCAATACCTTCACGACCTATGATGCCGTCGGCATCCGTGAAGACCTTGCAAACACCATCTCGAACATCTCGCCGGAAGAGACGCCGTTCATGTCGAACGTCGGCTCCGAAAACGTGTCGAACACCTTCTTCGAGTGGCAGACCGACTCGCTCGCCTCCACCTCGACCACGCCCGTCATCAACGGCGATGACGTGTCCTCGTTCGACGCCACCTCGGCAACCACCCGTCTGGGCAACTACACCCACATCCGTCGTCGCACCTACGTGATCGCGGACAACCTCGCCGCTGTGGACGAGGCTGGCCGTGCAGACGAAGTCGCATACCAAGTCGCCAAGCGCGGCAAGGAACTGAAGCGCGACATCGAAACCGTGCTGCTCGACAACAACGCCCGCGTGGCTGGCAACTCGTCCACCGCTCCCGAGACCGCTGGTCTGGGCGCGTGGATCGCCACCAACGACAGCATTGGCAGTGGCGGTGCGGCTCCGACTGGTGACGGCACCGACGCTCGCACCGACGGCACCCAGCGTGCCTTCACCGAGGCGATGCTGAAGGATGTCATGCAGCAGACGTGGACCTCCGGCGGCAACCCGTCGATCCTGATGGTCGGCGCGTTCAACAAGCAGGCCGTGTCGGCCTTCGCTGGTATCGCGGCACAGCGCTACATGGCACCGTCGGACAGCCCGACCACCATCGTTGGCGCTGCGGACGTGTACATGTCCGACTTCGGCACCCTGACTGTCGTGCCGAACCGCTTCCAGCGCGCTCGCGATGCTTGGGTTCTTGACCCCGAGTACGCATCGGTCTGCTACCTGCGTCCGATCCAGAAGGTCGATCTGGCCAAGACTGGCGACGCTGAGAAGGGCATGCTGATCG